ACGCTAATCAAATGTATAAGACAACAGTTATTCAACCCCTAAGCGACTTCAGCAAATCTCAAATAAGGTTTGTTAGAGTCATAGAATGATTAGAGAAGTGTGCAGCTGTGGAGCAGAGTTTGAAACAGATGACAGAGATGCTATTGCCTTAGTCAAATCATGGCGTAGGACACACAAGCACTCAGAGAAGCCACACACGCCTGATACAAGCGTTATTCAGGTGCAAGGCGATAACACTGTGGCACTTGGCTTTCAAGCCCTGTACGACCAATACAACGACCCTGCAGACGAATAGAATAGATAAATGAAACCTACGCTCACAATACGCAACGCAGTAATCTATCAAGGCAACAACCTAGAAGTCTTACCTACACTGCCTGATAACAGTGTTGACTCAATCGTTTGCGACCCACCATACGAACTAGGGTTCATGGGAAAATCATGGGACAGCTCAGGCATAGCCTATTCAGTTGAACTCTGGAGAGAGTGCTTACGTGTCTTAAAGCCTGGCGGACACTTACTAGCCTTCGGTGGGACACGCACATGGCATAGGTTAGCTGTAGCAATAGAAGATGCAGGATTTGAAATCAGGGATAACATCGCATGGTTGTACGGATCAGGTTTCCCAAAGTCACACAACATAAGCAAAGCAATAGACAAGTACTTATTAAATGAAAATCTTTCAAAAGATTTGTTACCTGATGAACAAGCATTTTGCGAATGGATGCAACAACATTCAGGCATAACAATTAGTCAATCAAAAGAAGTTTTAGGTTCTGCAAGATTTATCACAGGTCAAGTTGAAATAGTAAACACAGCCACAGCAGACAAGCCACATTTAGGGCGTAGAGCTATGATTCCAACGTTTGCTGCATGGCAGAAAATAAAGCCACTACTTGCTGTTGAAGCACCAGAATGGGTAGAAGCCTTAGTTAAAGAGCCACCTAAACCTGCTATGGAACATCCAAACGAATGGAACTCTGGAAAAGGTGAAGGAACAGCAGGAACAAATGAATATGCTGGTTGGGGTACAGCACTCAAACCTGCACACGAACCAATAGTCGTAGCACGAAAACCCCTTATCGGAACTGTTGCTGAAAACGTTTTGACACATGGTGTAGGTGGCATAAATGTTGATGCAACACGCATACAAGGCTCCAACACTAAAAGAATAAATACTGCTCAATCAAGTTTTATGTCTGGTCAGATTGGTCAAGTTCAGGCACAGCAAAACGCTTATGAAACTGGTAGTGATTTAGGGCGTTGGCCTGCAAACATTATCCTAGACGAATACACAGCCGAACTCCTAGACGAACAATCAGGCACACTAACTTCAGGTGCACTCAAAGCAGGCAGAGTAATTGCAGATGTCAATGTTAACTTTAAGAGTGGAGTAGATGTTGATTACTATGAAAGTAAAGCAAACAGTGGTGGGGCTTCACGCTTTTTTTATGTCGCTAAAGCGAGTAAACGAGATCGCAACGAAGGCCTAGACGAACTACCCGAAGTTAGACACTCTGACCGTAACGCTACTGACGGTGTAGGTGGAGATAACCCACGCAACAGAACTAATCAACCTAAACAAAACTTTCATCCAACCGTAAAGCCCACAGCTCTAATGCAGTATCTAATCAGGTTAGTCACCCCTGATAATGGTGTTGTGTTAGATCCTTTTGCTGGCTCAGGTTCAACAGGTAAAGCTGCAATCCTAGAACACAAACACTTTATAGGCATAGAAGTTACGCCTGAATACTTACCGATTATTGAAGGCAGACTTACACACGCATACGAAACACTAGACAGCAAAGAAGTTGATTTGTTTGAGTAGATTCCCCAAACCTTGCCTAACCTGCAACACACTAACCCAAGGCGGTTCATACTGCAGTGTTCATCAAGCAACTATTGATGAGCGAGAGAAACTAAGACAATCAATCAGGAAGCAAGGGCGTACCCTATACAACTCAACCGCATACAAGAAGGCTAGGGCATACCTTAGAGCTACAGCAACCCACTGCCATCTATGCAAGCAACCCTTCACTAACCGTAAAGACATCACTGCAGATCACATCAACGCTGGTGACCCGAACAGTCCCCTAGCCCCTGCTCACTCAGTGTGCAACTCTAAGCGTGGCAACAAGCCACTAGCCTGACAGTCAACGCCTGAACACTAATACACAAACACAAAGACACTTTTAGAAATTGACCTAGGGGGGTAATTTTTGTTTTTTTGTCTTTAAGCGATACCCCGCACCTTATCTTTTCGTAGCTAGTCGCGAAAATTAGGGTTTAAGTTGGGTAGGCTTAGGGCATGGATATTGAGCTTGTGAACATTGATGATTTAGACCTTGACCCACGCAATGCTCGTAAGCATGATGCTAAGAACTTGAAGGCGATTGCAGATAGTTTGGAGCAGTTTGGTCAGCGTAAACCTATTGTTGTTTGGGGTAAGACTGTGGTTGCAGGTAATGGCACGATGGCTGCAGCTAGAACTTTGGGTTGGACTGAGATTCAGATTGTGCGTGTGCCAGGTGACTGGAGTGCAGATCAGGTGAAGGCTTATGCTTTGGCTGATAATAGGTCAGCAGAGTTGGCTGTGTGGGATGAGCAAGTTTTGGCTAGTCAGTTGTTGGAGTTGCAGGGAGCAGAGTTTGACATTGAGTTGCTGGGTTTTGAATTGCCTGTTGATGAGTTGCAGGAAGTTGTTGAAGATGAGATACCTGAACAGGTTGAAGCTAAATCTAAGTTAGGTGATGTTTGGCAACTTGGTAAGCATAGGTTAGTTTGTGGTGATAGCAATGATTCTAAAACTTTAAGTAAATTGTTGCAGGGAAACAAGTTGGATGCAATTATTCAAGATCCGCCATATGGTGTTTTGGATGTTGATTGGGATAGACCATTATCACAACAAGATTTAGATACTGCTTTGGCTTCTACCGATGGCCCAATTTTTATGTTTAATGCCACCAAGCCTAAATTGTTTCAAGGCATTTTAGCTTTAGAGCCACAAGCGGATAGGATTTTGGTTTGGAGAATGACTGCAGGCATAACGGGCAAGGGTGGAATGTTCTGGACTTGGCAACCTGTTTTTGTTTGGAACGCCAATCGCAAAATGATTGGTTGGGATTCTATTGAGTTTGAGTCTGCAGCTCCAACTAGAACTGGAGAACACTTAACTCAAAAACCTGTTGGACTAATTGCCAAATATATTTCTAATATTCCAAATGCAGAAACTATCGGGGATTTCTTTGGTGGATCAGGAACAACATTGCTTGCTTGTGAGCAGACTAATCGCACCTGTTTTATGATGGAGCTTGACCCGAAGTATGTTGATGTGATTATTGCTCGCTGGGAGAAGTTGACTGGGCAGACTGCTGAACTGATTGAAGGTTAGTTTTGCCTGCTGGAAGACCTGCTAAGCCTACGGAGATAAAACGTAAACTGGGCAATCCAGGGCGTAGGCCTTTACCTGACTCTAGTGTTGTTCAGTATCTTGAACCTGTAACTGTTGTGCCTGACCCTGCTAGACCGTTGCTGAAGTATGGAAAAGAGTTTTGGGATAAAGTTTGGGGCAGTGGACTGACTTGGATTAGTGCAAATACTGATGCTGAACTTTTGTTGATGACTTGTGAGCTTGTTGATGAGCGTTGGAACTTGCGTGTCAGGGTTATGCAGTCTAATGATTGGCGTGAAAGACGTGCCTTGCGTGAACTTGATGATCGCATTATTAGGAACTTGAGTTTGCTTGGTTTTACTCCTGCAGATAGATCTAAGTTGGGTGTTGCTGAAGTGAAGGCTATTAGCAAGATGGAAGCGTTGAAGCGTAGGGCTGATGAGCGAAATAAGTAGTTGGCCACCTGCTTGGGTTACGCCTAATGCACTTGAATACGGTTCTAGGGGTGCTGATGCTGTGGACTTTATCAATACGTTTGTGACTCTGACTAAGGATTCTGTTGCAGGTAATGCTGGTGAGCAGATAAGGCTTAGACCTTGGCAAGAGAAACTGCTTGAAGAAACTCTCGCGTTAGATGAGAATGGTTTGTTTGCTAAGCGTACTGCTGTTTGGGGGATGGCACGTAAGAACGGTAAGTCTGCTTTGATTACAGGTTTGGGTTTGTGGTTTCTTATCAATGGTGATGATGGTGGTGAAGTTTATTCTTGTGCAGCTGAAAAGGAGCAGGCACGTATTACCTTTGGTGATGCTCGCAAGATTATTGAGCGTGAACCTGAGTTGTCTGCGATGTGCAACATCTATCGGGATGTTATTGAAGTGCCTTCTACAGGTTCTATTTGGCGTGTGCTTAGTGCTGAAGCGTACTCTAAGGAAGGTTTGAACCCTAGTGCAGTTATCTTTGATGAAGTCCATGCTTTGGCTAATCGTGAGTTGTGGGATGTTATGCAGTTGGCTATGGGTTCACGTAGGCAACCGATTATGTTGGCAACTACTACTTGTGGCGTGAAGACTGACTCTACAGGTCAAGACTCTACTGCTTATGGCTTGTATCAGTATGGGCGTAAGGTTTCTACTGGCGAAGTTGAAGATAAGAGTTTCTACATGGCTTGGTGGGAAGCTAACGCTGATGCAGATCATAGGTTGGAAGACACTTGGATTGCAGCTAACCCTGGCTATGGGGATTTGAACAGCAAGACTGATTTTGAATCTATGGTTAAAAGAACTCCTGAAGCAGAGTTTAGAACTAAGCGTTGTAATCAGTGGGTGAGTTCGCAGAACACTTGGTTGCCTGCAGGTGTGTGGGATTCGTTGCTGGAAGATGTGCCGATTCCTGATGATGTTGAAGTTATTTTAGGTGTTGACGGTTCGTTTTCTGGTGACACTACAGCCATTGTTGCTGTTAGTGTGCCTAAGACTCATGAAGATAAACCCCATGTTTGGCTTGTGCAGGCGTGGGAAAAGCAACCTGATGACTTGGATGATTGGCGTGTTGACACTCTTGAAGTTGAGCAGACGTTGATTGATTTTGCTCAGAAGCACCGTAACTTGCGTGAGATTGCCTTTGACCCTTTTCGGTGGCAGAGAACTATGGCTGTGTTGCAGGATTTGGGTTTGCCTGTTGTTGAATACAACTCCACAAGTGCTAGGCGTATGATTCCTGCTTGCCAGAAGGTGTTTGATTCTGTGACTGAAGCGACTTTGACTCATTCGGGTGATCCGTTGCTTGCTAGGCATTTGGATAACTGTGTTTTGAAGATAGATAACATGGGTGCTCGCATAGTTAAGGAGAGTCGTAACTCGCCACGCAAGATTGACGCTGCTGTTGCGTTTGTTATCGCCTATGACCGAGCCACTAGTAAACTAGAATCGGATATTGTTCCAGAGTTTTACGTGTTCTAAGGATGAGTTTGTTACCTACGATTTTGCAGGCTTTTGGCATCACAGTTATTGCTGTTGGTGCAGGCCTTATCTTTGTCCCTGCAGGTGTGCTTGTGGCTGGTGTTGGTTTGTTGTTGTTTGGTTTGGCGTGGGAGAGAAGCGGTAAGTAATGTTAGGTAATCTTGGCGAGTCTAGGGCTATAAGTTTTCAGAGCTTGTGGGGTGCAGGTGATCTGACTTCTTATGAAACTCAGTCTGCAGCTTTCGTTGACTACAACACTTCTTTGACTGTGAACGCTGTTTGGGCTTGT